GAAGTTCTTGTTCGTTGAACGTGATTTTATAAGTCATATATTTTCCTTAAGAGTTACAGAGAAACTTCAGCTTCTTCTTCAGTGTTAACAGGGGGAGCAACAAGCTCCTTAATCTTCAAAGCAGGGTAGGCTTGCGAGTGCAAGATTGAAACACCATTGCCATGCACGTTGCTAAGCTTGTGCGTATAGCTGCTAAGTGTACATTCTGCAACAGAGCCATTGCCAATGAGGTCTGGAGAAACTTCATTGCCCTCTTCATCAACGGCCTTAATGACATAGTTGCTCTTGGCCACAATGTATTTGCCACGACCATACTTGTCATCAGCACGTTCTTTAATCTTAATACCAAGCTCACCAGACAAACGTTGCACAATTGAATCGCTCAAGCCTCCAATGCAAATCTCATACTTGGTGTTTGATTCGTTGAACTCTTTGTTCGGCTCAGTCATGTGCTTAGCCCAGAAGAGTTTACCAACTACTTTAACTTGTTTCATTTTGTTTCCTTTGTTAAAAGACACTATTAGTGTACCACACTTCCTGCGGGTTTGTCAACAGCCTTCATAAGAAGGAGCTGCTCTGCCACAGTTGTCATCATATCCATGACATCTTGCTCATCTAAATTCGGAGTGAACACAAGAGTTACATTCCCATTGTTCAGGAAAATGAAAGCACTTGCATCACTCGTTGTTAAAAGCTCATGGAGCCTGTCCTGCTTTAATGAGTTTCTTTCCATGTTCTTCCAATATTATACTCGCCAGAGATGGGGCAACGCAAGCCCAAAAGTTCTCCAGCTTCTTTCATACTTTCCACTGCTAGTTTTCCAACAAGTTCTCCTTTGTCTTCAGTTGTTTCAATTTGCCACTCGTCATGCACGTTAGCACAAAAGCCATAAGACACCTTATGTTTCCTAAGCTTCTTGTCTAACAACACCAAGGCTTGCTTCATCACAATGGCTCCTGCTCCTTGAAGCAAACTGTTAAGAGCCGCATGCTCAGAACGCACCCATATCTTTCGTCCATCTAAGCCAGGAACCCATCCCTTAGCAGCGTATCTGGACACATTTGATAGCAACCTTGCAAGCGCTGGTGTTTGCTTAAGGAACTTTTCTTTGAGGGCTGCGCCATCTCTTGCACTGCCTCCAACGATAGAACCAATCTTCGCATCTCCCGCACCATAGAGGAAGGCGTAGATAAAAGTTTTAGCATTGTCTCTAGTAGCAAGTCCCGCTGCTCGTTGGTTAACTGTGTGAACATCTGTTCCATCTTTAGAGCTTCCCTCAGTGACAACTCTGACATATTCTTCATCCTTCATGTAATGAGCAAGCATGCGTAACTCAAGACCGCTAGCGTCACAACCAACCAATACATTACCATTTTCCACCATCCATAAGTCTCTACACTCTGGGCCATAGGGGCTACCGCTGTTGGGGATTTGTGCCATGTTTGGACTGGAGTGTGTCATGCGTCCTGTTACAGCACCATTTGTTATCACCCTACCATGCACCCTGCCATCTTCTTTGAGCTCTTCTAGCCAGCTAGACACCTGTGCTACACGCTTTTGTAGCATGAGGTATTCACTAAGAAGCTTTGCCTCTGGAAGATTGATGCCTTCAAGCACCTTCTCGTCAACAATTGTGGAGCCCTTCTCTGTTTGTTTTGTAAACACAACACCAAGAGAGGAGAGCCGTTCAGCAATTTGCTGTCTACTTCCAGGATTGAACACCTGAACATTGTCCTTCAAGCGCTTTCCTGTTTTTTCGCTCCACCTTTCTGTGACAATTGGTGGGAAGACAGCCTGTAGGTTGTTCTCAATATCCACCATCTTGCCTTGCAAAGCCGCCAATAAGCCCTGAGCTTTCTTAACATCAAGCTTAAACCCATGTTCTTCCTGTTTCTTAACAATGATTGCAACCTGATGCTCAAGCTCTATGCTTTGTTGAGAGAAGCCTTCTTTGTCAAGAGCTTTCTGTAGGTGGTCATCAACAAGACGCAACACCTCAACATCATTCCTGCAATAGTTTAACAACAAGGCAAGGTCTGGCTGGTCAAAGCATAGGTTACTAGGTAGTAACGTCTTTGCAGCAAAGGCTTCTGGGTAGTCAATCTTGTCCCTTCCCACCCTCTTGCCCCACTCCTTTAGGCTGTGGCCCCCTTCGATATTTGGATTGTAAAGTCTGGAGAGTATCAATGTATCTCTGGCCTTCCTCGCTGCTATCGAAATGTTCCAGCATTTCCTCAGAACTGGCCCATCGAAACCGATTAAGTTGTGCCCTATCACTGTTTCGCATTTTTCTATCAAGGGCTTTAGTGTAGTTGCTTTTGTGTGACATACATATCCATTCTCTTCATCCCAAGTGAAACAGCACCAGATGTGTGAGTGTGCAGTGTCTGTTTCAATGTCTAAGAAAAGCTTCACAAGTCCTCCAGTTGTTTCTCCACAAGAGTTGCATAGCCTGCAATGTCATGCCAGCTATCATCATAATAGGGGTCACCACTCACGATACGTCCAATCTTATTGCAAATCATATCCAAGCTTTCTTTCATGTAGGGTTCCATGTTAAAGAAGTTTTTGCTACGGCGCAAGACAAGCTTCAAATCTTGTGCTGTGTTGGCAACATCTCGGTAGTTGCCATAGCGTGTTTGTCGTGTGTTAAGGGTGTCATCAACAGTCATTAGTATAGTCCTTCAAGATTGGGCTTTGAATAGTTTGGGCCTTTTAATATTTTACCAAAAGGAGAGAACAAAGGCAAGCCTGTCTCTTGGTCAAACTTACTCCAGTTGCTCCTATTCACCTCAGCTACAGCATCAGCCACCTTCATACGAGCACAGACACCAACACCAACAGAGGTGACAATTTGATCTGCAAGGCTGTCAAGAAAAGCCTTCCTGTCTTTGATGGCAGCAATGCTGTCTCCTTCTTTAAGGCGTTTAGACAACACCTCTAGTTCTTCAATGACATTGTTCCATTGCCAATGCAAGTCCAGGCTTTGAAACATCTCCACAATTTCTTCAATGTGACAACCAAGCTGTACATTGAAAGCCCTATCATCAACTTCAGGACGAGCACGAGTGTGCCACAGTTCTACATTACAAAGCTCCATAATATTCCATCACCTGTTTAAAAGACTTACGCAATTGCTTCACTTTCCGCTTCTCCTCTTTAGCATCCCAGCTAAACATGGGAGGAGAAATGTCTTCCTCTAAAAGAGCATATGCTTTCCTAAGCTCCTGTACAACAAGGGCCTCACATATTGAAGACATGGCTTCTTGTAAAGCATCAGGCAGTTGACTCATGTGTTCTTCTCCTTGTTTAAGTTGGGATGCGTGTGTGCAACAGCCATTTCTCCACACAACGGGCATTCAACCTCAACCCATTTCTTCGGCTCCCGGGCTTGCTGTTTCTCAGCCCGCTCTATGGCTTGGCGTAGGGATGCGATGGCTTTTTCTTGCGCCGGAGTACGCCAACCCGGCAATTCACCTTCCAACGCCTCCAGCGCCTGTTTCATTGCTTCTATGCTCACTTTAATAACCTCCAAAGTCCAACCTGTGCAAGAGCATATCCTGTCCATACAAGTCCATTGTCTATGTCTCCTTTGTATAGCCGCAGTGCTCCAACGATGGCATAGCCTATGCCTGTTGCACCAACAATGAAATGTTCTATTGTCATTGTTCTCTCGCTTTCAACATTGCGTCTGCCATTTTGTATGCGTATTCAGCTTTCTCATTAAACGTGTACGCTGGTCGCAAAGTATCATCGCAAACACCCATGGCATGAGCCGCAAAGTAGTCACGCAGGGTCATGCCTTGACTGAAACCTGTTGGTTGCACTCCATTTGCATATTGAGTGCCAGGAAACGCTGGTCCACCTGTATTCATGTTGTTCTCCTTTAAGCTTTTCTCCAGGCGTTCAATGCTTTGAGCAGTGCGCTTTTGTTCCTTCAGATATTTCTCAGCATCGCCAATAGAAGCTTCCACTTTGTTCATCATTTTACATGCGCCACAACAAGGGAAGCAAAGCGTTCAAGCTTTTCAATGTGACAAGGCTCTTCAGTGTCATGCCAATATTGAAGCTTTGCCTCACGAGCCATGTTGATAATGTCTTCTCTGTCAAGAGAGGGCTCTTGTTTATTATATGGGCCAAGAGAGGCGGCATATTGCAGCAACACCTTCATGCCTTCGCTCATCTCGTTCATGCGTTCCATCCTTTCATGGCTTTGTCAATGGCATACAGCTTCTCATCTGGAAACATGTTAGAGGACACGAGCTTATCAATTGTCTCTAACAAAGAAACATAATGAACAGCATTGCT